GTTTATAGTTTTGAGATAGGATATGAGTACTACGACACGGCTAGTTCAAGCACAATCCAGAGACTAAAAACTTATGTCTCATCTGTACAAGATAGATGGGTGTTTATTTCAGAAACGTTCGACATACCAGAAGAAAATACAACCTTTAGAATTGTTATAAAAATTAACTATATTGGACAAGGCAATAACATAAACGATTATAAGTTTTTGGTTAATGGGATTTCAGTGGGACAATGGTCAGAAGAATTTAACTCTTCTTCTCTTGGAGTTATTGGAGATTTTATTCCAAACAATATATCTATAGAACCTACTTACGGTATTGAAGCGAATGCCTACGGGCGACAAGATAAAAAAGGGTATTATCTAATATCAAACGAAAGTCTTATGGCAAAAAATACTGGAATACCCTTGGTATACGGTGCCTCTGGACTTACAAAACTTTTGCCAAATTCAAACTCTTATGGAATGACATATAAAATTAATAGTATTCCTGGCTCTTATGTTTTTGCTGGGACTTCAAATCCAATAATTACAGTAACCCGTGGATCAACCTACACATTTAATATGAATACTCCTGGGCACCCATTTGCTATACAGTCAACATCTGGAGAGTATAACTCTGCAAATGAATATAAGACTGGGGTTAACAATCCAGGAGCAGACGTTGGAGATATAACTTGGGTTGTTGCAGAAAACTCTCCAAGCACTTTGTACTATGTTTGCAAGAACCATGAATCAATGACTGGGCAAATTAATGTTGTTGACCCAGCACCAAAACCATCTCTAGTTATTCCAGGGCAAGGATTCCTGGGTGCTGATGGACAGTACAAGGAATATACCTTAGAGGCATGGCTAAGAATTAATTCAGATTCAATAACAAAAAAGCGAATTGTCGGACCACTAGGATCTGACGATGGTCTTTATGTAGAAGGGCCATATTTAATTTTAAAGGTTGGAACAAACTATGGATCATATTATGTTGGTGAATGGACAAGGCCAATGCTTTCTCATATAAGGGTTGGAGAAGACAATGCTTCTTTGCTTATAAATGGAGAAGAAGTTATTTCATTAAGATATTTAACTAGAGAGTTGTCTTTCCCAGTTAATTTAGATTCAGATAAAAGAAACCAAGACTGGATTGGGTTTTATGCTTATGAGGATGTATCTCCAATTGAAGTTGACTGCGTTGCTTTATACACATACAAAGTTCCGATTGTATTGGCTAAAAAAAGATTTGTTTACGGCCAAGGGGTAGAGTTTCCAGAAGGAATTAACCAAGCGTACAGTGGTTCTTCTATATATGTTGACTATCCATTTGCAAAGTATGCAAATAACTATTCTTACCCTAGCATAGGTAATTGGTCACAAGCAACTGTAGATAATTTAAAAACAGATAGAAATCTTTTGTCTACTCCAGATTATAAGTTGCCAGAAATTGTCCTAGGGGGACTTGTCGTAGAAGGCTTAGACTCTTCACGTTTTTCTTTGGAAAATGAAGAAGATATATCATTTTCTCTTGCACCAGTTGGTTCGTATCTATACTTTGACAGTCTAAATTTTTTAAAGGAAAAGGTAAAATCTTTTTATGGATCATTTAAGATTACATCTTTTTCAACAGCAAAGCAGGTATTGTTCAGGGCCGAATCAAAAACATCACCAAACTACTTTGAAATATCTTGTACTGGACCTACCGTAGTTTATACTTTAAGTTATAATGGTACAGAGCAAACCCTATTAACCTTGTCTCAATTAGACCTAGATGAAATGTTTTCTATAGGCGTAGACATAGATACAATATCTCATTATTTTGGAGGAAGCGTTGCATCCTTCTTTGGTAATTCTAGCAGTCTTAATTTTTATATTGCAGGCAGTTCAAACTCAGAAGAAACATTCTCTGGGAAAATATATAAGACTGGATTCTGTACTTCTAGAAATCACAAAGCCATTGCAGCATTCTTTAGTGAAAAGGGAATTGTAAGACAAAGTGATGATGTCTTTGAAGAGTACCTTAACACTCCAGATGTAGAGTATAACTCAACAGATGAATATTTTGGAAATAGCCCATCAGAGTGGGACTCTGTAATTGACCCAGGACTTCCAAGTTTAGCAACAGCAAACACCCTACAGGCACACACGGCAAGTTACACTCTGTCCCCTTTGGTAAGTTTTGGATCTTATTCTTTAGACATAGACGTTCAGGGATACTGGGAAGACTATCTTCCCCTGACATACTTTGCAAAATTTATAACAGATAACAAGAGCAAGCCGTATTATGATTTAGACTTTATTCAGTTTAATATAAATTATCCAGCACCATCTGTGTTTGTAGAAGAAGAGCAGTTTGGTTCTTGGACATATAGAGAACTGTCTGATGTTTATAGTATTCCAATTCAAAGAGACTATACTTCTTTAGATAATCAACTATTTACTGGCTACCTAGACTACACAGACTTAAGAGATAGGGTATATAGAAATTATAAATACGACACATCAAACTCTCTTGTAAAATCTTACATAACATTTCAATATATTAAAAATGGAGCAAACCTATCATTAGAGAACTTTATAAATACAGAGAAACCTTCAAACGACTCTTTTGTTGTTCCTGGAGAAAGTTGGAGAAACACCAAGTATGAGGTTGTAGATAATATGGTAATCTACACTCCAAAAGATGTTAGCAATCTGGACCTTGCAATTGTTACCCACCTTGACTTTAATGTTAAAGGAATATTAAAAAATAATGTTGCAATTAGAACTCTAGAATATTCTTCTCAGGCGTTTAACAATACTTCACCAAACCCTATTGGTACAAGATTTGGACATTCTTTATTCCCATACAAAAAATCTGGATTCTACTACGACTATAAGACTGAGAACCCTTTTACAATTTATAAGGGCACCTCCCCATACCTTTACTTGACAAGATATTCTGGTATAGAAATAAAAGGCACCATGGACCCAACAATCAATAGAGGGCTTTCTATTTCAGTTAACAAAGAAAAATCAGACAACTTTAAAGTTATGGCTTTACAGATGGCGGTTCGATATGACAAGGATGCGTTCCCATACGGATCTATAGAAGTTTTTGAAATTAAAGCAAGGGATAGGCACATAAAGTTTTATCTATCTGCAATCCATCCTCAAGGACACAGGGCAAAAATCTATGCAGTAGATGCAAATACTGGAAGACTAGAAAATGGAATTAAGTTTTACCTTAATGGAAAAGTCGTAAAAGATCCAGTTTTGACAGTTAAAGAGTGGGCATTCGTAGGAATATCCTTTCCAAAGGTATTAGACTTTAAAAACAGGGTTGGATTAATTAATCTTAACGGACCCCTGATGTTTAACACAATATCTTATTATGAATCTAGCAACTTGCAAGAAGGCGAAGAAGAAGAGTTTAGAAGATGGTTTGGAGTTAAATACATTCTTCCAGAAAACATTGAGTGGGGATACTGGACTGATGGAGGAGGCCTTTGGGATGGGGTCCTAACGCTTTCCAAAACAAACTATTATGGCATTGATCCATCAACAATCTATAAGAGTTATACAGGAACTAATAAGATTATTATTGATAGTCAGGCATCCCTAGTAATTGACAATGCTAGATCAAGCACTGAGCACGAGTATCGTATATATTCTGGTATTAACTCGAAACTAATAACCACTACTGCCATCTAATATGGTATACTTTAGTATATGAATACTCAAGATCCACGCAAAAAGAAGAAAGCCTTGCCAAAAATGAAGGGGCAAGTGGGTGAGTCCCGTGCAAGAATTATTGAAAAGCATTATGATTGGGGTCTATATGTTTATAAAAAGGCCAACGGCAAGTGGTTTACAGACGGCACTGGTTCTGTTTTAAACATTGAATCAATGAAAGGCGACATCTTTCAGATATCCAAACTTAAAGAAGCAGCCAAATATTACGGGGATGAGGGAGATGGCGAATGCATCTTCGTACCAGGATTAACAAGAATCTCAGAAGAAGAGTACTCTGAACAAAAGCAAAGATTAGCAGAAGGACTTATTCCTTCTATGAACGACCTTGGTGCTGTGCAAGCAGCCAAAGATACTATTGCAAAATATGGAAGTGATGACTAATGTCTGAAGAAAAAGAATTTTTTATTAGAGCAAAAACAGATGTTCCTCTTCCAGAAGACGATACATTTACAAAGCAAGATCCTTTTAATCAGTCATGGGACGTTATCAAAGATCTTCACGGTCTTGACGCAAACTTTAAAAGAAGAACTTCTCGAATAATTAAAGGAGAGGCAACCCAGGCATACATAGATAGTTCAAGAGCAGAAAGTGTTGGTATCAACGGAGCAAGATCAAAAGAAATTAACTCAGGAACAGTATTTAGAAATGCTTATGGACTATTTGATGTAATCACTCCTCCATGGAATTTATACGAACTTGCAAGTTTCTATGATACATCTTTTGCTAACCACGCTGCCATTGATGCAAAGGTAGAAAATATTGTTGGTCTTGGCTATGAATTTAAAATTTCAAAAAGAACTATGCTTAAGTTAGAAGCATCAGAACCAAAGACTTCTGAGAATGCAAGAAAAAGAATTGAGCGAGCAAAGATTGAAATGACTGACTGGCTTGAATCGTTAAATGATGAAGACTCTTTTACAACAACAATGGAAAAGGTCTTTACTGACTTGCAGTCAACTGGAAATGCATATTTGGAAATTGGTAGAACTACTCGTGGAGAGATTGGATATGTTGGTCATATTCCATCTAC